AACTTTGCTTAAGCCCGGCGCGCGGTTGAGAAACCCAGATGTTTGCCCTTCGCCGGGAATGGTTTCCGGAAATAAATTGACCATGCGGCTGTCAGCAGCGTTAACGCTGCGGGCAACATAGCTCTGGCCAAGGATCGGGGTTTTCATCAGTAACTCGGATACCATTTAGTGGTGGTGGAGTCGTAGGTCATAGTCAAGGTTTTGTTGACTACCGCAACCGAAGCCAACGCAATATTGCCTGCGGTGGTTGTGGTAAACGCGCCGGTTGGAATAAGAGTGATTCGACCGCCGCCAGACGCGATAGGCGCAGGCGGTGTAATGGTGGCAATGGCCGTTGTGCCGCTAACGAACACAATCTGTTGTGTTGGGGCAATTGTTGTTGCGCTGGCAATTGTGGGGGCCGCAGCAGATGTACCGTTGATACCCGATACGGTATAGCTGGCAAACGCCACGGTGCCGTTGATCGTTGGTGATACGATAGTAGGTGACGTAGCGCGCACGGGCGCGCCGGTGCCGGTAGCAGTCGTCCACACGGGAAACGCCGAGGCACCGCCACCCACAAGGATTTGCGTTGTCAAGCCGCCGTTGAACATCTGCGCAGCGGTCATCTGCGCGGTGACGGTGCCCTGCACAACAGGAAACACGTCGGTCGCGCTGATGGCCGACGCGGCGGGAAGCTGAAGGATGGTTACGTCGGTCATATCTTTACCTCAACCCATTGTCGGGCGTTTTTAGTTTATTAATTAAGTTCTGGCGGAATAAACGCGTCAAACACGGGGTCGTATGTATAACCAATTCCCGCATAATGCTTCCGAAAATTAGCATTATACGATGTTTGTTTCCAATTGGTATAGCCGCCAGACCATTTAGTCAGAAACGCAATACCAACAGGTTCGCTTTCTGGAAATGGCAAGTTATTAAGCATTTCATTCCCAACAACATTAACTTCAGTGACAATGTTGTTGTCGTCTAGTTTTGCAAAATGAGCCATGTCATCACCAAACTATTGTGCCGTTGCCGGTAAAACTATACCGATAAGTTCCGCCCGAAGATAGATCGGTATACGTTCCTGTTAATGTGACCGCTGGAACAGTGCCAGAGAAAACAATTACACCGCCAGAACCGTTACCGCCAATTCTGCCAGTTCCAACGGTTCCCGTTGCGCCGCCGCCGCCTGAACCCGTAGACGTAACCGCGTTTGATCCATTGCTGCTTGATGCGCCGCCGTTACCGCCAATACTAGACCCACCCGTGCCGCCCGCGGTAGTGTACCCACCGCCACCACCACCGCCAGCGTATGTAACAGAAGCACCAGTTATGCTGCTTGCGGAACCAGTACCACCATTGCCGCTTACTGCGCCGCTTGCGCCAACAGAGCCTTTACCGCCACCTCCGCCAGAGCGGTATGGGGACACCGATTGGTTAGCCCCACCATTGTTACCTTGTCCTGATGTACCCGCGCCGCCAGCCGTAGCGTTGGTTGACCCACCACCCCCGCCACCTGAGCCTCCCGCAAGCCCTGCTACCCCCGCCGTAGCCGCGCCCGCACCGCCACCACCTCCAGTTGTCGACGATATATTATTGCCAACATCGGCGTAAAAATAGGATGTACTGCCGTTAGTGCCGTTGCCGCCTACGGTTGCGCTTTGCGTTGAAGCCCCCGCCCCGCCCCCGCCAACAACAACTGTGTAAGTTGCGCCGGAAGCTATAACTATAGAACTTTCAAGAAGGCCGCCCGCACCGCCACCACCACCGCCTGATGATGTTGTTGCTTGACATGTACCCCCGCCGCCGCCGCCAGCAAGAACCAAATAGCTAGTTGGGGCCACGGTCTTAAAGTACGGCCCGGTGTTTGCGGTGCTGGTTCCAATAGCATTAGTCGCGGTTAATTTTACCGTGTAGATAACACCATTAGGAAGCAAAGTAGCCGTTAAGGGCGACGACGTTCCGGTTACGGTAGTTACAACAGTCGAACCGCTATAGATTGTCGCCGTAACCCCAGTGATTGGGCTATTGCCATCAAACCCAAGCGTGTACGGAATTTGAACGGAAGATGTAGCCGTGACAATTGAAGTCAAAACAAGATTTGTTGTCAAACTGCTCGACGCGACGGTCTGGCTAACAGATACAGCGTAGGTGCCCGTAGACCCTGCTGTGCCTGTTAACTGAGCGGTAATAGTCGTGTACAACGAAACACTAGCACCGGAAATAACTTGGCCAACCGCTAGAGTGCCGCTAGACACGGCAGTAACAGTCATAGTTGTTCCGCTTATGGAGCCGGTAAAAGCGGCGGAATTGGCAAAATTAGGCGGGTTAGGAACCGTAGGTCCGGGTGTTCCGGGCCAATTACGCGCTCCCAACGATTGCTGTTGATCATCCATAGACCAAATGCCGGGCGCAGCCGCAAGCGTAGTGCGGTTTTGTGGCCCAATAATCCCGCCGTTGCCTTTACGCATTAGCTGATGACCTCATATGATGCCACTGCCTGAAGTTTGCTTGCGGTGTCTGCGGTCAGCCGCAAACTATCGCCTTCTTCAAGATTGATAGACTTGGACAATATGTCTAGCCCCGCTCCGGCGGGAATAGAAACTTGATACAGTATGTTGTACGCCGTAGAAGCGCGGTACACGTCAACCGTAACTTTATATATGGTTGTCGTATCAATGTTGCCAACGTACAGCGCGCTTACTTTTACAAGAGTGCTAGACGCGGCGGCGTTTGACACAATAGCGGTTGCGCCGGTGCCTACGGCTTGCACGGCGATTTTTCCTATAATGGATTTGGGGGCGGCGAGATTAGGCGCGGTCATTAGTAGTTACCTCCAAAAATCATCGCGGCGATGATGGGTTTAGCAAAAGACGCGTTAGCAAATTGCGTGAACACAAGGCTGTCAGTGCCTACTACAATAGGCGCGGGTGTCGTTTGAACCCACAAAGTGTTAGCCAATGTAGACCCGCTGCTAACATAAAAACCGTCGCCAGCGTTCATTTCAGCCGACAGATCATAATCAGTAGCGCGGGTCAATATCCATGTAGTGCTTACCGACCCTGCATTAGTGACCGTGTACGCGCCGTTTTGCGCGGCGTTGGCTTGGTCTTTAATAAGGATACGTTGTGCAACGGCAGGTGTAGCCCCGTCAACGGTAAACACACCGTTAGCAGAAGCCGTAAGCGTGGCGCCGACGCCCGAAGAACCATTAGAGTATGTAGCCGTCAAAGCGGCGGTGCTTCCGTAATTGCAAGGCACTTGAGCGTTCAAACCGTTTACGGTCGCGTCCACATACTGCTTGTTAACTAACGAATACGCTGCGGTGGGAGTTGTGGCGGTGGTGCCGGTTACGATAGCTGGGCCGGTAAACAACAGTTCGTTGGTAAGTTGTTTGGTCGTGCCGCCTTGCACAATAGGCAGCACGTCCGTTGACGCGGCGGCGGTAGCAGTTGGCAAAGCGGAAATTGCAACATTAGCCATATTAGAAGTTCCCTGCAAAAATGTTGAACCGCTGGCGGGTGCTGACAATAGCGTACGGGATGCTCATAACGTCGTCAGGGTTGTTGATGCGCTTCAAGTTGCGTTTGGCGGACATAGCAATGCGTTTGACTTGCGGTGATGGCTCGACACCAAACTCGGCGGCAATCTCGCAAGCCAGATTGTACCTAAACGCCCGAAGATAGCCCGGCGGGAATGACAACGTAGTTGTCAACGTCGCAGGCTGGGTCAACTCCGTAACCGAAATGAAATGCCATTCAAGCACTTTGGTAGGCTTGGGGTAAACATACATGTCGATGTTTGGGTAGTCCATATTGATCCAGATCACCTGTGGGTATGTGCTGGTTACGGTCTTAACCGCAATGCCGTCATACTGTTGCTGGTTGATGATCTTGATGCCGTAGGAGATACCCGAAGCGGGGTCGATAAAGTATGTAGCGTCGTCTATCAGAATTGGGCGGTTGCCCACAAAGTCGCCGCTAGGGCCAAGCGTGCGGCTTAACACATTAGGCGGCCACGAGAACACTTGGTCTTGCGTAGAAAACACCGAAAGCCGTTCGGTGTTCCAAGAATCGATCATTTGATTAAGGGCGGCCAACGCATCTTGGGATGTAGCAGCAGACGGCGTTTCGCCCTCGGCAAGTTGGCCGATTAAGCGTAGTGCACCGTTAATCTGCTCGCCAGCCGTTGTCATGCTAATCCTTACGAAGATTGCTTGCGACGGCGGCGCGTCTCAAGGTCATTGGATGGCTGATTATCGTTGGGTTCATTGGGTTTGTCAACGTCAAAACGAAACCAACCGTTCTTCTCATCGTCATCTGCTTCAGCATCAGAGATAGCAACTTTAGTGCCGTGGTCTGGATGGCGAAGGTAAATGTGCATTTAACACCTTTGAAAAATGCCCCGCACCGAAGCGCGGGGCAAGTTGGGGAGGATTAGCCGATACGGTAGAGAGACCAAGAACCATCGCCGGTTTTAACAGCGCGGAAAGCCTGTGCAGTGCCAGCAGTGGCAACGACAGTCAGCAAGCCAACAAGGGTCCAACCCGTGTTGGTAACCAGCGTGATAACGCCGGAGCTGGAGCCGTTGACGTTAAGAACCACGAAGTCAAAGCAGCTATTAACCTTAGCCGACGACACCAAAACTTCCAGATCAGCCACCGTAGGCAGAGTGTAGGAAGCAGCGGATGTGCCGGGGGAGCCAAGGATGATGCCGTTTGCCAACTGGGCAGCGGTCAGAGTTGCGGTAGCGGTGGCAGTCGCAGGAGTAGCCTGAGTGCGGATTTGCACTTCAGCTACGTTGCCGTCACCGAGCTGGTAACCACCAGCGCCATT